AGCCCAAGCTCTTCAACTTTCCCACCACCGTGGGGACCATAGAGTCCTACCGCATGAACTTCATCGATATATGTCATAGCACCATAACGATCTGCTAGATCGCAGATCTCTTTGATGTGTCCAACATCGCCATCCATTGAGTAAACTGATTCAAATACTATACAGGGTGTATTGCCTGTGAGCTGTATGCTGGTTAATATATCTTCTAGGTGATTGAGATCGTTGTGACGAAACACAGTCTTTGGAGCACGACTGTGTACCATACCTATGACTAGGCTGTTGTGGTTCTCACTGTCTGATACAAAATGTATGTTGGGTATGATCTTGCTTAAAGCAATTAATGTCCACTCGTTGGCCACATAGGCTGAACTAAACAGCAAGGCCTTAGCTTTGTTGTGCAAGGTGGCTAGTTCGTGTTCTAGAGCCACGTGATAGTGACTGGTGCCTGCAATATTGCGAGTGCCTCCGCTGCCTGCTCCTGTGTGATCTAGTGCAGTATGCATGGCATCTAGTACAACTTTATGCTGGCCCATACCTAGATAATCATTGCTACACCAGTTTGTGATAGTTTTGATATTATAGGGACCGTACCACATAGCTGAAGGGAACTTGCCCTTTTCGCGGATGATATCGTTAAACACACGATATTTGCCAGTGTCTTTAAGATTTTTTAGTAGAGCATTAAAGGGAGCTTTGTTTATCATAGTAAGTGTATTTAACCTGCTAAATATTAGACTGAGGATTTTGAAATGGATATAGTTAAATTAGATGTACCCTTGTTTATACGCCTGCTAGAGCTGGCTCGCGAAGATGTCAAACAAGATGCTGACCTGCATGATGTTGCAGAAGCTGTGATCAAATTATCACAAGAGGGTGTTGTTACTATGGCTGACTATGATCAAATCGTAGGTTTTATGCAAAAGCAAGGTGATCCTGCAAAAGAAGAAATTGCACGTATTAGACAACTAGGTGGTATGTAATAATGGCCGATATAAACTATTGGGGACTAACCGGAACAAAACGTAGCGTTACCGGAATAACATTGGCCACTGCCACCGTTGACACACTAATCACAGCCATTGCCACAGACGAAGGACTACCAGCAGATTATTATCACTGGAGTCTCTTAAGTGATCCTAGCAAAAATAGCATTACCTTTGGTGATAGTTCTACAAAGTTATCAGCAATGGGGCTGGTAGACGGTGATACTGTGTTATGTACTCCACAACAAAATGAAAGTAAACAAGAACGGCAGCTGAGAAAATTATATATTGCTCAGGCAAAAAAGCAAGCATTTGGCGACACAACTAAACCTTACTATCGGGTGAACAACACTTTTGATATCACTCTATTACCGGACACCTATGCCACTGACGCAGATGATAATCCTAATACTGGAGGATTGCTACAAGGACGTCCGTGGATCAACGTTGCAGCTATTACATTTACATCTGGAGTTTATCATCGCACAGTAACCGGCACAACGAATGCTAATGGCTACTTTGGTACTGATTTTACTCCGGCTAACGATGATCTAACATTTTTTGACACCTATGCCGCAACGTCTCAAGGTGTCTATACAAGTTTAAACTTATCCAGCCTACCAGAGTATAGTAGTATTATGCTAACAGGATACTTCTTAGCACCTACTACAGATACCTATACATTCTACACCAACACCGACGATGCTAGTTATATGTGGATAGGCCCGAATGCCATCACTGGATATACTCATACCAATGCTATTGTACAGAATGGCGGCCTTCACGGTCCTGTAGAAGTGAGCGGAACCGTTGCAATGACCGCAAACATCTATTATCCTTTCCGTGTTATGTTTGGTAACCTAACAGGCCCAGGAACAATGACAGTTAGTTGGGCATCTAGTACACAGGCTAAAACATCGACTTGGACAGGTAAACTGTTCTACAACTCAGCCACTAACGGATTCTAATATGACTGAAGAAACAGAAACATATCAACGACTAAAACCCAAATGCACCTGCTGGTGTACCGCACACTGCGGATTCAGCTGTATGACAGACGGCTGCGATTGCCCGGACTGTGAATGTAGTGATTGTGTAGACAAAGGTATTCAACGAGGCTACAACTAATGAGTTTCTTAGTGGCTAATCTGCCACCTGTACATTGTTTTGTAAGACGAGAATTTCTCTACGATTTTAAATCAGGATACGGAGAGTATGAACCCTGCATCTGGGTTAGTATCAAGAGCCTACGCAGTCAAGCATTCCGCATAGAAAGCTATTTGCCCAGATACGGTGCTCTCTATGACAAGCTGCCCCTACATGCCTATGTGAGTAGAAACACTGACTTAGAGTCGGACAAGTTCCTATCATTGGACACCTTACAGATTTGGGATTGTTTCAGCTATGACATAGCTGTGATCCAGAAAGCATTTCTACGCAATCTCAGCTGTGAGTTCTATGCCAAGGATCGTCAGCTACACAAGGGCAAATACTTGTTCACAGTGGACAATGCCGCACCTGACATGAACATCATAGACACCACATATTCAGAATGGCCTGAAGATCACAAGAGCTTTAACTTTATCGAACTAGACAACGGACAGTATGCCGCACAGCCCAACAATCGCTGCAGATTCTTTGATGCCGCCAGCAATCCCAAAGAAATGCTGCACCCAGACTTCAAAGTGGCCACTAAGAAGTGGGTGGTTGAACAGAACCCTAAATGGCGTCTAGGTGACTCAGACACTGTTACATACGAATAAATACTAGCACTTATTGGAGTTTATATGAAAAGATTTTTAGCCGTATTATTGTTAGTCCCGGTACTAGCATTTGCACAGGGCAAGATGCCTGCCAAGTCAGCGACTTATGACGCACAAGTTATTAGAGTGAGTGATGGCGATACTATTGTAATCGCCGCTCCCTTTCTACCACTACCGCTCAAACCTGAACTTGCTGTTAGAATCTACGGAGTCGACACCCCGGAAAAAGGACACAGAGCTCAATGTCCACAAGAAGACCAGCGAGCGCAACTGGCGAGTAAATTTACAACTCAAGCCCTACAATCCCACCCAAAGCACCAAGTTATTATCTATGGATGGGATAAGTTTGGTGGCCGTATATTGGGAGATATCTTGGTAAACGGACAGAGCATTAGACAGGGACTTATTAGCAACGGTCACGCTCGTGAATACTACGGTGACGCTAAACAAAGCTGGTGCAATTAATTTTAGAATAGAACACCTACCTTAGGAACGCTTGCGTTACTTGGTGTGCCCGGCTGCTGGGCAGAACGTTATCGGAGTCGTGCCCGGGAATGGCGTTCTAAGTGAGCACTAACATAAAGAGCTGTGATGAAAAAGATTGCGTTATTCTTACATCAACCCAAGTGCAGTGTGCAAAGCGGCAATGGGATTATGCAAGCCCTGGGCTCACATTACAGTTTTAAAATATTCACCCGCCACGAAGTTGAGCGGGATTTCTTTGACGATGTAGACTGTATCTGTATTCCCGGAGGCATAGGGGATGCCAGTAGTTTTGATTATCTATTCAGCGAGAATGGAGATGCAGTCAAAAGATTTGTTCGTGGTGGTGGCCGGTACCTAGGCATCTGTATGGGAGCCTATTGGGCCGAACATTACTATCTTGATCTACTCAAAGACATTCGTGCAGAACAATACATTACCCGTCCAGGTGCTGACACACGCAGACCACACGCCAAGAATCAACGAGTGTTGTGGCAGGGTGAAGAAGAATCTATGTTCTTCTATGATGGCTGTGCTCTAGTAGGTGCAGGCATTGACACAGCCAAGATATGGAGTCTGTATCCCAACGGTGATCCAATGGCTGTTATACAGGGCAATGTAGGCATCATGGGCTGTCATCCCGAAAGTCAACCTCATTGGTATGAAGGCTATTCATGGATGCAGGGTCTGTACCATAATGGTCACCACCACACATTGTTATTAGACTTTGTTGACGAATTGATGACTTTGTAATCTTAGTGTAATCGAATATTCGTTAAATATTTGATGCAAAAGACTTATCGTAGTATTTTTGTAAGCGATGTCCACTTAGGTACCAAAGACTGCAAGGCTGGACAACTAAATAATTTCCTCAAGCATAATAGTTGTGACACACTATACCTTGTGGGAGATATAATCGACGCCTGGAAGATACAACAGAACAAATGGCGGTGGAAGCAGAGCCACACTAATGTGGTACGCAGAATACTAGGTCACGCCAAGCGTGGAACTCGTGTGGTATTCATAGCAGGCAATCACGATGAGTTTCTAAGACCCATGATACCGTATGGCTTTTCATTTGGACTAGTAGAAATACACAATCAAATAGAACATATAGGTGCAGACGGCAAACACTATCTAGTTACACATGGTGACCTATTTGATGGCATTACTAGACTGGCACCGTGGATTGCGTTCTTGGGAGACAAGGCCTATGACTTTATTCTTAGCCTCAACAATAAATTTAATTGGATTCGTCGTCGTATGGGTTTTGGGTACTTTAGCCTTAGCAAATTTCTTAAGCACAAGGTTAAAAAAGCAGTAGACTTTATATTCAAGTTTGAAGAGAATCTAGCAGGCTATTGCAAGAAACGTGGCTTTGATGGAATCATATGCGGACACATACACCATGCAGAGATCAAAGAGATCAACGGTGTAACTTATATGAATGACGGTGACTGGGTTGAATCGTGTACTGCACTTGTAGAACACCACAACGGCCGTTGGGAAATTATAACTTGGACCAAGGAGCGAGATGATGTGGCTATTGATACTGACAGCGATACATATAAACGATCCCCAGGATCAACCAGGCAGAGTAGAACTCCAGTTCCAAGATCAAAAGACCTGCGAGCAAGTCCTAAGCAGCCTCAAGTGGCAGCTGAAGTTTAAAAATTTTAAGGTGGTAGGCCAATGCAAACGACAATAAGCGATAAAATTACCATTGTGGTTCCCTGCAAGAATGAGGAGAACTACATACACCATTTGCTAGACTCTCTACGCAGCCAAAACATTGGTGATACTAGAATCATCATTGCTGATTGTTCTACAGACAATACTCGTGAAGTTATTCAAGCCGCAAAGGGCAAGTTAAATGTAGAAATCATTGAAGGTGGGCCTGTTTCGCTGGCCAAGAACAATGGAGCACAACTGGTCACTACTCCCTATATCTTGTTTATTGATGCTGATGTGCGATTCTTTAAAGATAATGTAATACAAGATGCTGTTGACATGATAGAGCGTAAGAACCTAGACCTCATAGGATTGAATATCAAATGCTATGATCGAGACCTACGAGCAAAGATTGGGTTTACAGCATTTAACCTAATCAATCATGTATTAAAATATGTTAGTCCTTTTGCTGTTGGTGCTTTTATGCTAACACGCAGGGATCGCTTTGAACAGTACGGCGGCTTTCCGGAGCAGTTTGCAACATCAGAAGACTTCTTCTTGAGCCGTAAGTACAGCCCTAAGAAGTTTAGAATCATACGACATCACTTTGGTCAGGACAGTCGTAGATTCAAGAAGATGGGCTATATGGGCATGGCCAAGTATCTAGTCAAAAACTTTGTCAATCGCAACAACAAAGCCTATTGGGACAGTTTAGACAGCACCAGATACTGGAGTTAAAACTAGTTCGTAGAGTTCGCGCCAGTTCTTGACCACAGGGTATGAACATTCATGATGCATATTGTGCCCGTGTTCAATAAGGATAGAGCGCAGTCCTAGACTGTGGCCAACATCGGCATTGGCAGGCTTGTCTTCAATCCACCACATGCCACTCGCCTTGTAAGGAGCCAATGCTGAATCTTTGTCTGCACCTGTGTCCAGGCAAATAACACTTTCAATGGCATTGCCAAACAGTTTACGAAGATTCATTTCACGCAGTTTGCCTGCGTTCTTGTCTAGACTTAGACTTGTGATCACCCGGAATTCATAACCGTGTTCTTCGTGCAGTCTTTTAACATAGTGAGCTGAATCACGTAGAGCAGGAAGAAAGCCAATGGCTGCTGACTCGTTGAAAGTTTTAACAACTTTCTTTGAATCCCGTTCCTCTAGCTCATTGTAGTGATCATGCAGATAATAGCTTTTCTTGTTGTCTGCTGTTAGAGTGTAACCGCGTTCTTGCATCCAAACTGAGAATGCCCATTCCCAATCTAGCAAAACTCCATCTGCGTCTGTGAGTATAAGTTTATTTTTCATACTATATTATAGCATAATTTAACCCTTATGTCAACGGGCTAAGTAAAAGATGACTATAATAATCGCAACCCTAGTAATGACGCACATCACAATAGTCTGTGTCACACTATATCTACACAGAAACCAAGCACATAGAGGAATTGAATTTCACCCAATCCTGAGCCATTTTATGCGTTTTTGGTTGTGGATGACCACAGGCATGACTACTAAGCAATGGGTAGCAATTCACCGTAAACATCATCAAAATACTGATGTAGAAGGTGATCCACATAGTCCACACGTATTTGGTATTTGGCCATTGGTATTTGGTGGAGTCAAGTTTTATAATCGTGCTGGCAAAGATGCTGACATGATCATGAAATACGGAATGGGCACTCCCAAAGACTGGATTGAACGCAAGTTGTATACCCCACATCACAAACTAGGCATTCTCTTAATGCTAGTCATAGACTTATTGTTATTTGGGCTTTGGGGGTTTATGGTGTGGGGTGTACAAATGTTATGGATTCCGTTCTGGGCCGCTGGATTTATCAACGGCATCGGACACTGGTGGGGCTATCGCAATGGCGAAACCAAAGACCACAGCCGTAATATAGTGCCTTGGGGCATACTAATTGGCGGTGAAGAACTACACAACAATCATCACTTAGATCCTGCTAATCCTAAGCTGAGTCGTCGTTGGTTTGAGTTTGACATAGGTTGGATGTGGTTTAGTCTATTTAAATTTTTAAGACTGGCCAAGTTACGCACATAGAAAAAGGACCCGAAGGTCCTTTTTCATTTACTATATTATAATATACCGCTATGCGGCTAATAATTTACTTCTTGGTAGCGCCAGCATTGACAAATGCGTACATTTTCTCTGCTGTTTCTAGAACTTTATCAAGTCCTGGGAAAGTTGGCATGTCTACCTTAGTAACGATCTGACCAGTCTTCTCATCGCGAGTAGCAGTCATTTCCCAACCTTGGAACTTGGCTTGGAAGTCGTCTTGTACTAGGCTCTTGGCCATGCCCAAGATGTCTGTACGAATTTCGTATCCGTTCTTGTTGAATTTAACTTCTGGTAGCTTTGGTGCTGTAAAAATTTCTGACATAATAATCTCCTGTGTGTAATGTCTGTTTACATAGATACTTCTTTTTCTCTATGTACTATTATATATGCTCTATGATCTAAAAGCAACTTATTTCTTGAACTTGTTTACTCGTTCTTTAATAAGTTTAACCACTACGTCACTGAGCACAACCTCATAGTGGTTATAATCTACTTCTACTAGTTCCATATCCTCATGATGCTTCTGACTAGCAATAGTCACTACACCATCATTGGGCTCATGCATGAATGCACTTTGTCCTTTGACTGTTACAATGTTAGTCCAAGGATGCTGTATCTTGATGTTTCTTGCCTGTTTCATAACCCAACTACTAGGACCAATGTCACGCATCAGTCTGCTGAACGGCAAGAAGTATTGGGCATAGTCTGCCACTTCGGCGCCACCATATGGTGTGCTTAGAGTAACAGCACCTTTAACAGCATCGGGCATACTATTGGCCAAATGCAGGCTATAGATACCGCCTAGACTATGTGCAACAAACACTAGATCAGTATTCCCGTCTAACGTAGACTGCATATCTTTTAGGTTGTTTTCAAACCCATTGCGACTGTCGTAGTTTATATCTAGTCCGTCGCCTAGTTTACTCTTGATGTAATTGAAGCTCTCGCTGGTGGCATTGGCACCGTGTATATACACTAATTTCATGCCAGTATTTATTAGCTTAGAACCAGCCGTGAAATTCGTCAACTATAGGATGTACTTCCCACCCTTGTTGTTTCCAGCGTAACAGCATTATTACGGTGTCTAAGTAGTTCATTTAGTTTGTGTATACGGCTTTGGCTTCTTCAATGCGACCTTGACGAGCAAGACTTGCGGCAGCACGGGCCTGTGCAAATGATTCTAAAAATGACCAGATTGAGTTTAAGATTGTTTTCATAGATAAGATTCCTTTTGGGAGTTGAATTGTCGAATATAATTTTCGAGTTGTGCGGCATCGGTAATGCCTTTGGTGCTTAGATATTGATCTAAGCGGCTTTGATAGCTGGATCCAGGGAACATTTCGGATAGACGTTCCATAATAGCTAACATTCGATCTGATAAAAATTTCATTGTGTTTCCTGTGTGTTAGTGTAGACTCAGTGTTTCTACTGAGTTATTTATCCGGCTCTTGTGCGATCGCACATTTTTCAGTACAATGTTATTATTGTTTAAAATGAGTTAAATACACAATAGGAATATTTCAATGAAGCTTCAAACCAGATCGATTTTGCAGGAACTAAATTCTATTGCCGATGTGCGCAGCACTGATTCGTTGATAGAAAGTCGTGCTGCCAACATCATCAATTCGGCTATTAACCTCTTGGAAAGTATTCATAAAAATTATGATTCTGCTTCAGCAGACGAACTTGAGCGTAGACTTATCAATGCAATCAAGGGTCAAGATCCTGCAAAATTCACACGTGGTGTTCGCAGAATAGCAGAAGCACGTAAACTCAAGAAAAAATTGGATGAAAGCAATGATCAGTAAACTGTCAGAAGGCGGCAACGTATTCAAAGGCCCGGAAAAACAACCACTAACACAGCGTATTGCCACAGGAGACGTAGAGGAAACCATTCTCTACATTGAAAAAATCACAGGTCTTGACTTTACCAAAGAAAAGCATCTTGATGACAAGAAGCCGGTTAAATGGCTAGGTACCACAGGCCGCAAAGAAGATCCAGATGGCACCTTTGAAAAGAACAGTTCAGGTGATCTAGACCTGTCAGTTGATGCCAACGAAGTGGATAAAAAATCATTCGCTGAAAAACTCATTGCACAATTTGGCAAAGAAAACATCAAACTCAGCGGAGACAATGTACACTGGAAGGTGCCAATCAAAGGCAGTCCGGACAATGGATTTGTACAAGCAGACTTTATGTTTTCAGCTAATCCTAAATTTCAACAAGGCTCAATGATTGGTGGACAGGGCGAGTATCGCGGTGAACATCGACATATCCTATTGAGTTCAATTGCTCGTGCTCGCGGCATCAAGTACAGTCCAAAGCACGGAATACTAAATGCTACCACAGACGAACTACTACCCAATGGCAACGACTGGAATCAAATTGCCAAGGTGTTGCTGGGACAAACAGCCACAGTTAAAGATATCAAATCAGTGGACAACATTTTAGATTTTATTAAAAAATTGCCTAACTACGAAGAACTAGTTGCAGGCGCAAGAGAAACATTGGGCAAGCAAGGTATTACCTTGCCGGAAAACGTAATCTCGTTTGAAAGTGCGCAAACTGGAACACCCTCTTGGTTTCGCAAAATGATGGAACGAGTTAAATGAGAGCATTTGAATTTTTACGTGAAGCTGAAGCAGCCCCTGCACCCAAGAAAGTGGGCCGTGAGTTCAACCACCTAGAAGATCTTGTATTCACAGAAGCCAATGGTGCAAACAAGGCCATTAAAATACTAAAAGATCTAGCCAGTCCCGAAACCAGTATCACGATCAAGTGGGACGGCAATCCCACAGTGTACTGGGGACGTGAGGATGATGGCAGTTTCCGACTGGTAGGCAAAAACAACTGGGGACGTGAGGAAGGCAAAAGTTCTAGCCCAGACGAACTCAAACAGTTTATCATGAGTCGTGGCAAAGGCGAAGATTGGCGTGAGAAGTTTGCCGGAGATATGGCAGCATTATGGCCCATATTTGAACGTGCAACTCCTGCAGAGTTTCGAGGTTATGTCTACGGAGACATCCTATTCCATCCAGGCAAACCATATGCCGGCGCTAACGGCAAAATTACATTTACTCCCAATCAAACCACTTACTCTGTTGCTGGCACTAGTGAAATTGGTCGAGCATTGGCCAAGGCCAAGGTAGCAGTGGCGGCACACAAGGTGTTTGGTTACTTTGGAGACAAGACAGGTGCGGACTTTGACGATCCTGATCAGTTTAGTGGCAATCCAGACCTAAAGGTATTTGGCTTGACCAGTGTTAGCTATAGACCAGCAGTTGGTGCAGACAATATTGCTGCTATTGAAGCACTGGCTAAAAATCAACAGGCCATTGATAAATTGTTAGCTCCTGTTGCTGGTATGGGCTATCTGCAGAGTGAAATTTACACTTTTGTAAATAACCAATCGAAAACAAAACAACTGGACAATATCAACACAGAAGCTTTTATGGCCTTTGAGCAAAAGACTCCTGCCAAAGCTGCCAAGATAGCGGCACACAGCGAACTGCACCCCGGAGTCATGGATGTGATGTTTGAACTAGTGCGTGAGATCATGGCGGCCAAAGACGAAGTAATTCGTGAGCTAGATGCATCAGGCGGCGACATAGAACAAACTACAGGTGGTAAGCCCGGTGGTGAAGGCTATGTTGCAGGCGGTTCAAAATTAGTGCCACGTGATCGCTGGACTCCGTTTCGAGCCGATTAACAGGTCTAAGACCACGGTTTTTTCCAATCTGACTAAATAATATGCCAGTCCCGGAGCGGGACTATTGATTTAAGGAGAACATATCATGGCAACATTCACAAGAACAAATCCAACAGCAGTAGCTCGCGGTACAATTCAATACACATCCGAATTAACATTCTACAAAGTAGTTCTAAATGGATCAGGACTAGCAGTAGCAGCTTCAGACGCAGCCGCAGCAAAGATTTCCGATGCACTAGGTTCTATAGCTCGTTTGTTTCAATTCAAAAGCAACGGTCTTGAAATTTTTATGGTAGCAGATCGTCA